ACGCCGTTGTTATGTACGCCGAATTCGTCAAGTTGGCGTGATGGAACGTATGGCACAGGATGAAAAGACCGTTGATGACGAAACCCATACGGACCGAGCCGACGCCGAGCCACTCCATGTCGATCCAGAGAATTTGGGACTTTGTCATGTCTAGCGTCAGACCAGAAGGCCCGGCCCCGAGGAGTTTATCGCCGTTCCAGTTGACCTGCGCCACGTTTGAAAGCGTAACGGTTCCCGTGACGTTCGAACGCTTGACCAATTCAACACCGTTCGCCAATTCGAGGTAAAAGCCGTTGGCCGCCCCGAAGTATCCCACGCGTTGACGGGTGTTTCCAGGCGACGCTGGCGCCATCGTGAACGTCATCATCGTCAAAAGAGACTTGCCGGGCTGATATTTGAACGTATAAGCAGACTCGCGCGCCGCAAATGAGCCGGTCGTGTTGGTCACCGTGAGATTTGCAGAACTCTGGGTCGGTATGAAGGTCACCGAGCCACCCGATGCGACGTTCGACCGGAACGACGCGTCAAGGCCGAACCGCTGCTGAGAATCAAAGAGCGTGAAAGGGTTGCTGACCCTCAGACGTCCAAAGGCGTCGAGCTGAGGCGACCCTGCCAGGGTCACGACAGAATCAGTCTGGATTATAGCCGACGTGATGAAACTCCCATTAGCGATGCCGTCACACATTGGGCTTTCTATTTTTGATCGAGATTATAACTAGCAGACCCAGGATCGCCACGGCTCCCAATATGACGAGCTTTCGTTGTTCGCCCGAGTCCCATGGTATCGGGGGTGGGAGGCTCGCAGGTCTCACCGGCTCGGGCGGTACAAATTCAGCCTCAAATCGGAGCAAGAACATGTTTCGCCCGAGATCCACCCCGGTCTGATCGTAAAATATCGAACCGTTATTCGGTTGGCGCCATGTGACCGTCAACCGATCAACCTTGTCGATCCTGGATGGGTATTCTGTACTGATTCGATAATTTGCGTTGTAAAATTCATCATTTCCCTGGACCTTGATGGGGATCGTCGCGAAGGAGCCGTAAAAGGCGTTGGCCGTCGGGACCATGAGATTGCTCGTCCCACGGGCCTGGAGGGCCGATGCCGTGAGGTGCGTCGGCGTCCGGAGTTCCAGAATGTCGAGCGTGATGAATTGCGATGTGTTCATGCCGGGCAACATAGCCGTCAGAAGTTCAACCCTGGAGACGTTCCGGATCGGGGTCGTCAAATGCAAAGTATAAGAATTCGAATTTGGAAATAAATTTTGGTCTCGATTGTTCGAGTCCGCATAGACTATGTACTCTTGGGGCATCTCTAGTAAGGGAAAACATTGTTTTCCCCCGGGACGCTCGCGTCCCTTCGTAGATCTTATTTACTCGGCCCCTAGGCCTGTGCCTCGCCCCAGAAAAGGTTTGCTTGAACCGATGCAGAGGATAATGTGATGTTAGTGATCGAAATGAGAAGCACGTCAGGTCCGTCGGGGAATTGCTGGTTTCCACCAATGACTCCGTTGGCCATCTCTTTGAGTCCGGACAGGTCGAGATTATTCTGATTATTGGTTTGGACGATTGTTGAGAAAATGCGTTCACCTGGCAGTGCTACGCCGGTTATTAAATTTCCCGGGTAGATCTGGGCGAAGCTCGGCTGGGATCCGTTGATGACCGTATTGATGTTCTGCCACAGGGTCGGATCGAATGTCACGCCGGTAGGATTGAGTATACCGACCGTATTGACAGTTCGGTCGCTCGTCACCTCGAGCTTCTGAAGCAGAATCTGCGCGCGGTTCAAGAGTTCGCGGGCGCCTATGTCACCGACGACGCCGTTCGAGACGGATGGCGCGAGGCGAATCGCAAAAGCCGCTTTAGTTTGAGTCGAGCTTAATACGATGTTCGTGTTTGCGTAATTGAAAAAGTACCCGCGATCCTGGTCGAACTGCCCGTCCATGAGGAGCGCCGAGCCCCAGTGCGTCAGGCTCGGCGCACAAGACACGCTGACGAGCGAGACGGTCGAGTACGCTTCGTGATTCGAAGAGGCCTGTCCGGTGAATGCACGGTTCACATCGGCGACGTTATAGTTGAGCGAGGCCGCACGAGTCAGACCCGTAAAGGCCGTCGAGGTCTTCCCGGAATATCCCACGAACTCGTTGTCGATCATGAGCGTTCCGGACGCCGGGAAGAAGGTCGTCGCGTCGGTGACCGTGATCGTCGAGTCGTCCGTTCTCATGTGCGCGGCGAGCGTCGTAATTGCCGGCGTGCACTCGTTGGTGATTTCGTAACGCACGGGCATGTTTCCGGAGCGCATATAGGCCTCGTCGTTTACGTTGTTGTTCCGGATGCGATGGCAGTAGACCCAGTTGCCATCGACCCCGCGAATCATGAAATCTATAAAGCCCGCGCCGTACCACGTGTATTGCAGACCGATCATCTGCATCTTTGACTGGTCAAACTTGAAGCCGGACGGCCCGAGCCCGTCGATCGTGTCTCTGTTAAAGAGGTTCTGGGGAATGCGGAGTTCCTTGACCTTACAGGCCTTGACGGGCGCATTCGCCCCGATGGAGGTCGTTCCGCGGTACGGCGGGTTGAAACCGACGAGACCACGACCCATGATCGCCGTCACCTGGTGCGTCATCCCGCGAATGACGAAGCGGTCGTTCACTTTGAGTTGGTCCGAAAAGCGTGTATTCGAAGTATTAAATGTGGTCGAAGTGAAGTTGCCGGTGGAATCAAAAGACAGACTCGTCGGCTCGAAGGACATAACGACCGTTATAGGAAAGTCCGACGAGATGACCTCAGTGACCCAGACGGGCCCGAGCCCTTCGTACCCACCGAGACGATAGGCCCACTGCCCCACACTCAATGGTATATTGATATTCGTTATGGTAACGTTCGATGACCCGGTCGGAATGGCGGGGACGCCCGATGCGGACGTCGACACGGAAGCCTGAGACGCGGTAATCTGACCGGTCAACAACTGACCGAGTGGATCGACCTGGACGTATCCGTCCAATTGGAAAGTCGAACTGCGGCGGACGACGAAGAGCGTCTGGCCGTCAAACTCCCAGAATATTCCGTTCTGTTCGTCGAACGTCCCGGCGCGGACCGATGCCCCATGCCAATTGGTCATGACAAAACGGGGCTGGTCGGAAAATACGACTACTGTCGAAGCGCCGTAATCGATCGTCGACGTCACAGACAACGTGCGAGAATCCGCGACCGACACGACCGTGTACGACCCGTTTATCGAGCTCGGTGTTGCGACACCCTTGATGAGAATGGTCGCGCCAGGCTGGGGCGACCCGTGAGGAATGTCGCTCGTGATTGTAATAGTGGTTCCCGAGACGGTTATGTCCGCAATGTCATTGTTCGGCGCAAAGAGGGTCCCGGAGGACCAAAGGAATCCCTTGCCGGACTGGTACCTGAAAATCTTTTTGGACTGGCGGACGACCGACGCGCCGTACGAAGGCTGAGCTGTGCTTATAAGGACGCCACCGTCAAATGGACGATGGACCGAGTAAGAATATGGGTTTGGGTAAATGTTCGAAAGGGCCAGGCTGGCCGTCACGGTTCGGTCACAGACGACATTGAACGTGTTTGAGCTCAGGACGTTCGAAATAAAGAAGTTTCCGTTGAATGTCAGTCCGGAGGCGTTCGACGTGATGGGCGTCCCTGCGACGAGCCCGTGGGCGTTCGAGGTCCGAATCGCGACATTCGTCCCAGGGGCCGTGTCGGCCGAAATGAACGCGACCGGAATCTCCAGCCGAGACGAATTGAATATTCCACCGCGGCGGACGACGGTATAAGGCGTCGAGATGTTCGAGAGCGACGATAGAATCTGCCCTTTCGCAGAGTAATTGCACGTGTTCGCGGTGGTGTTATTGCTCGTGACGAGAAAGAATCCCTCGGCCCGACCCGCCTTGCGATCCGAGCTCACAAGACCCTGGACCGTAATGACCGACCCGATCGACGGTGGAACCGACACGACGTTCGAAAAGTACACGACGACATTACCGGACGTCGTCCCGTCGACTTGGACGTTCGAAATTGTCAGGTCCGTCCCGGGAGTTTCATAAAAGCTCGGAAACTGACGGAGCTGCTGAAAGGTCTGCCACTTGGTCGCCTGGAGGCCGTACTCGAAATCTGCATCAATCATAGACTGGCCGAGGGACACACGCTGGCGTTCGATAGCGTCCGTCCCAAAGTCATAAGGGCGCGTCTGGACGAGACCCTGAAAGGGACTCCCCTGAGTGCCGTTTATGTTCATTACTTTACCTTAAGGTTTTTTATGTGTCCGATTCAATCTCGAGCGTAAAAGCCCAGTCGAGTCCGTTGTTATTCAGGATCGTGCCGAACCGATCAAGGACCGTAATAGTAAACCGGTCAAGACGATTCGAGCGATCCGTAAACATGACTTTCTGATTCCAGTTTGAGCCCTCCGTGAAATTGACAATAGACCCTGAGCCGCCCGTCACTGGAACCTTGTACGTAATCTGGGACGGGTCAAGCGAGGCCGTCCCGACTTCACTGATCCATATCGAAATGTACATGTCGAAATTGATAATGTAAGCGTTGGTCCCGGTGACATCCGTCCCGGTCTGGCCGTCCGTGAAACCCATAAAGGCCGCCAGGGTCAGGGGTGCGACCGTGAACGTCACGGTGCCGCTCGACGAAACGAACTGGATCTGGTTCGTGACGGGCGTTATGCTGAACTCACCGAGACCGCCAGTCACCACACCGTTCAGACCGTTAATGAACGAGGTCGAATTGTAATTGCCCGGAGGCAGAGTATACGCCGTGGCATTGATCACGAAGGTGTTGTAAGGGGCTCGGACGTTGTAAAATCCGACTGGAATTTGGGCATCCTTCAGGGACGCGCTGCGAATACGGCGATGACGATTTCCGAGGATCGCCGTGCACTGGAAAGGGTTCCCGTTAACTTTATAAATGGAAGCCTGACTAGGGGAACCCGTGACCGTCATCACGTTCGAGGCCGAGGCCGTGTCGACGTGAATCTGATACGTATTCATTATTAGATATCAAGGGTTTTTTTAATTCTCCAGCAGCGAACCACCGATGCCGTCCGCGACGGCGTAGTCGCGCATCTGGTCGCGGACCATGGCCGAGCCGCCGCACAGGCCACCTGGGGTCAGGCCCATCGTGTAGTAATCGGCCTTCTCACCGGGGCCGGGCACACACTCGACGCTCGGCTTGATCTCAAACAGATCCTTGGGATCCTTCTGGGCGTTCGGGCCGGACTTGATCGTGATCGGGGAACCAATCTCGTATCCGCTGGTGCCCTGGCCGCGGACGAGCAGGACCAGGATCGCCACGAGCAGGCCGATGATCAGAGCGTGGACTGACAGCTTTGCGATTTTGTAAATAGGAGGAGCCATTTGATTTTGGCGGAGATTTTTTTCGCGTTAAAGCCGAGCGGCACTTTTCTTTAAAAGTATCAGGATGGCCATTTCATTTGACACGAACGACGGACCGACTATGAACCTGAACGACGACGAGCGAGACCTGATGGATGAGATCTCGATCGCGATGCCCGAGAAGAAGATCAGCCTGAAGGCCAAGGCGGCCCGGCCTAGCCCCTTCGCCAAGCGTGCCCCTGGGCCCCGTGAAGATCTCCCCTCCGGCGACGACGGCCTGGATATGTTTATGAATCCAGGGAAGCGGACGGCGCCCCGGGCCCCGCCCGTCGAGGAGTTTGACGACGGTGACTACGAGCAGGATGAGTTCGCACAGGACACCCAGGGCGGTCAGGGCGGTGGCGGCGGCGAGCAGGTCCCGTCCGAGGGCTACAAGACAATCGAGGACGAGAAGGCTGATCTGCTGAACAAGATTACTCGCCTGAATAAGAAGGGCATCCAGTCGAGCCAGCGCCTGACAATCTACAGCGACATCGAGGAGATCCGGACCGAGTACAAGCGGATGACGTACAGCATCGAGGTCGACCGCTCGGTCAAGTTTCAGCGGCGCATGCTGGTCGCGGCCGTGACGGGCCTCGAGTTCCTGAATGACAAGTTTGATCCGTTCGACGTCGAGCTGAACGGCTGGTCCCAGAACATGATGGAGAACGTCGAGGATTACGATGGCGTCTTTGAGGAGCTCTACAACAAGTACAAGACGAAGGTCCAGGTCGCACCCGAGGTCAAGCTCATCATGATGGTCGGCGGTTCGGCGATGATGTTCCACCTGACAAACTCCATGTTCAAGGCGGCCGTTCCGAACATGACCCAGGTGATGCAGCAGAACCCGGGGCTCCAGCAGAACATGATGGACGCCGTCATGCGGTCCCAGCCCCAGGCTCCGTCCGGGCCCCGTGAGATGCGCGGGCCGGGCATGGATTTCGGTTCCCTGATGAACATGATGGGCCCGTCGATGCCCCAGGCGACGCGCACTGGTGGTGGAGACGCCGAGTCAGTCTCGGACATTGTTTCGGTTGATGCGGGCGACCCGGACACGCGCGAGGTGAGCATCGGTGCCTCGAAGAAGCGCGGACCCAAGGGCTCCAAGAAGAAGGAAGTTTCTCTGTAGATATACTAAATGGATCAATTCGTAAAATCAATTCAGGCAGCCTTGCCCGACACGGGCGTCCCACCACCACCTGAGGCGCCCGCGAACTGCATTAAAGACGATATGATTACTCAGGGAGATCCGACCGGTCTGAACTGTTGTGGACAGAACGGAACGTACGGAAATTGGCGTGGCGGGTTCCAGTGCATGTCGAAGCAGGGCCTGACGTTCACGAGCACGTACATGGGATTCCCAGTCTGGTTCTGGGTCGTCTTTATCCTGGTCCTGGCGACGATCGTTCTCACAAAGATTTTGTCTAGGTAATACCAAGAGATGGGCGTCGCGTACGCACCATTCGACGATCCGATCGCGCCAAGACCGCCCTCATATGTACCAGAGAGGGTCCAGCAGGTCTTCACGCCGCCGGGATCTTTCGAAAGAGACGCGACCGAGTGCAATTACATCATCATGCTGTTTGTCGCTGGGATTTTCTTGATGGGTCTGGCCGATTCTATGCGTTGAAAAGGCACCGACCCTTCACGACGACCGGCTCCTCGCCAGTCTCGAAACCGGCCGCATGGTACACGGCCATTCTCTTCCGGGCCATTGAATAAAAAACCGACCAATGGTCGACGACGTCGTAAATCAAAGGATCATTCAGCTTACCGGGCGTCTCACGCATGATGCGCCCGATAGCCTGCGTCACATCAGATTTGGGAGTCGCCAGGACGACCGTATCCAGGATTGGAATATCCAAGCCTTCTTGGGCCATCGAAAACGTCCCTATGATAACCTTCTTGCGGGATGCCTCGTCCAGTTCCTTCTCCTTGAGTCCTCCATAATAGAGTCCTGCAATTTCAGATCCAAATTCATTTTGAAAAAACTGACAGTGTTCCCTCCGGTCGGACAAAATCAGAATTCTTCGTTTCGCCTCGAGAGCCTCTCGAACAATTTTGACTATTAATTTGTTCCGGTCAGGAAGTTCTGAGACCTGTGTTATCATTCCGGCCATGTTGATCTTGCCGAACCGGGTGACCGGTGGCGCCGCGTTGTACGCCCCACCCGGATCTGTATATTTGATCGTCTCGACCTTTGTGGACTTTTGGTTCTCTCTCTGGACTCGGAAGAATTCAGGACCAAGAAACCAGTACAGGATCCTAGTCAGACCATCCTTACGTTCAGGGGTTGCAGTCAGACCGAGAGTGTATTTCGGACAAAACTTGAACATAGCCTGGGAAAAGGCGGCCGCACCGATGTGGTGCGCCTCATCCACAATTAAGAATCCAAATTGGTCGAATGTCCGGGAGGGCAGGGCGTCCTCGCCCCGAACACAGAGGGTCTGGATCATGGCAATCACAAAGTCCTTGTCGGTCGTGTCGCACGTGTCCTGTTGGATACGACCGATCGTCGCACCCGGGCAGAACTGCTGAATACGATCCCGCCACTGGTTCGCCAAGAACTCCTTGTGGACGACGATCAAGGTTCGGAGTTTCAGGTCGGCCGCAAAGGCCAAAGCCAGGCACGTCTTCCCTTGGCCGGGCGCGAGCGAAAGGACGCCACCGCCATGCTCTTTGAAAGACTTGAGACCGGCCGCGAACGCCTCGGGTTGCCTCTCTCTCAATTTCCCTGTAAAATTGATGCGAAGGGCGCATTCTGGAGTCGTGCGGGAATCTGTCGACGGCCGACCGAACTTTTCAGATCCCCAGTACCTCGGGGCCAGTACATTCTTTCCTTCTGTCCGGAAGACTTTGAAGGATGGTGGTGTTATGCCCATTCCATTCTCGACCGGTCGCACCGTAAGTTCCTTTTTTATTTCGGGACCGCAATTCTCGATCCAAATTCCGTTCCGGGAAAGGCGCATCTCTCTAAAAAGCCCTTATTTTTTCTAAGTATGTAATAACAAATGCCTGAGATTTCATCGGCCGACTTTCAACTTTTCCAGGAATACATGAGATCCAGGGCGCCTGCTCTGGCTCCAGCGCCGGCCCCGGCGGCTCCAGAGGTCAAGACCATCGACGAGTGTCTCATGACGTTTCGCGATTGCGTCGTCGACAAGGACCAGGCCATGGCTATGGCCCCTGCGTCCTCGACCTCCGTGGCTTTGGCACCGGCCACTGCGTCCTCGACCTCCGTGGCTTTGGCACCGGCCACTGCGTCCTCGACCT